TTCTAATAGTTCCGTCACAATGAGGACATACCTCTATGTGCATCATATCAAGACTCTCAAGTAGTTTTGATATAATCATGTTGTGCTTTTCTAATTCTTTAACGAACATATTTAGGAACGAGTCAATTCGACTCGCCATACCGTTTAAATTGCTCTCTAATTCTCTTACTGTCGGCTTTCTCTTGCTTGGCATATTTATCTCACTCTCCTTTATCAATATAAATCTATCGTCAAATCCACTCCATATCGCCTATACCACGAAGTTTATTTTCAAGTGGCATACTATCCCATCCCATTACTTCATAATAAGGTAATACCTTTGAGAGAATATATTTATCTGCTAACTGTTGGTATCCAATTTTTGCGATTCCCTCTATCTCATCGGGAGAATCGAAACCTATGTAGTTTCCATGTTCATCAATGGTGCATAGAAAGTAATCTCCTTTGCGATAACCTTTACCCAAATTATCATTAGCCCACTTAGCACCTGCTCTTGCTTCACTAAGAACAGAATATTTTGACAAATCATTCTTGAGTTTCCCCTTTATTGTCAAATCCTCAACGGGTATATCTCCACTAACTATCTTTGATATAAGAGAACCTAAGTGCATAGTTATTACTTCTTCCTTAGTGTCTGTCAGTATAGCATCTATCACTCCTACCATAGCATCTTTCATGGCTTTAGGTAGCCTACTTTGCTTCATCTCTATACCTTTGACATAGAACTCTCTTTCATGGTAATCACCATCAGTCCATTGAACCATACCTGCGTATCTGTTTTTTGCCATTATCAAGAAAGCGGAAGACCACTTCTCAAACTCCGTGATTATTGGTTTCATTTCCTCATTGATAATAGACAATGCAGCAAGCCCTTGTTCCGGTGTTGGAACTTCGCACATAATAGAATCGGTATGTCCGTAGATAACGGGGAATCCAAGTTGTTCTGCGTGGTCTCGCAATTCGCCCAATGTCTGTCTTGAAGTAAATGTAATCGCAGCAGCAATATCGGGGTGATACATACCGAACTTTGCGTCTCCTGCTACCCCGTACATAGAAGCAACAAGGGATTTTGTTGCGAATTGGAGAGCGTCGTATCTCTTATTCTCCATCTCGGTTTCCGATTCTTTCATCTTCTTCTTGTATATGTTGCGAAGTTCAGTCATTTTATCCATCTGTCTGCATAATAGACCCTTCTTATCCATACTGAATTTGATACCATTACCGCAGTCTTCCCCTTCTTCATCGAGAGTAGTCCAACAAATACCGTATTTATCCACATTACTGTGATACATGGCTCTCACATCGAATATCCCTATATTCTTATAGACTCCCGCTTGCGGTTTCATTATCTCCGCACCTTCATATTCCACCTTCCCAAACTGCGGTTTAGTAGGAATCTTTCTATCAAAGTCCTTATCTCTCATACTTAGATAGGTGAACATCTTTGTGATAAATGGTGTGCTTCTAATATCGCAACCTACAATATGTTGTAGAGCAGTATAATATCCGAGAGCATCAACCAAATCATTTAGTCTCGGTAGCAAATCAACATCTTGTCTTGCGTAATCAAGATATGTTCCAAAGTCTGTGTAGTATGTATCGTGACCATCTTCAAGAGGAAGTTTCTTGTCTTTTAGACAATGCAAAGAAACTGCATCGAGACCCATAGAAGGTAATTGACCGTTCTTCATAACCCACAGTTTGCTAAACGCAATCATCAAGTCTATGACATTTATCCCTACTATGGGCTGACCCCAATCACCGAACTCATAACGCACTCTCCTCATAGGAGAGAGCATTCTCACATCTAAGTTATTGTGTTTGAATCTCTTGAATAACTGCTGACAATCTGCATTGACTACATTCCAACCCGTCAATATATCGGGGTCATGCGAATTGAGTAATTTAGCAAATGCCGATAACATCTCGGATTCGTTGTTGAAAGCCTTGAATGAACGCCCGTCTGTTTCGCAAGCCTCATCACCATAGGGGTGATTCTTACAAGGTATGCTTGTGTAATTACCTGCCTCATAATCTTCATGTGTAAAGAAAACAAACTCGCCCTTGATAGAATCACGCACTACAATTATAGTTATCTCGCCACCATCAATCTTCCATTCCATATCGAAGAACCAAACCCTATGTTCGTACTTAGGGCATTCAAATTCGCTATCAACAAGAACTCTATTGGTGAAGGGGATATTACCTTCCCATGTTGATGTGTCGGGGTTGCTACTGCGAAACTCCGACAAATCTTGCGTTGTGCCGAAAAATACTTTCTTTATGTCCTCTCCGTATAGACCTGTAAAACCACTTTCGGTTTCAAGGGGGATAACATCAATATGTTCTTCGACATATAGGTAGGGTCTATGGCCTGTGATTTTGGTTGTCTGCCTCTTGCCTTCGCTATCTCTATGCCTTACAATGACTGTGCTTCCTCTTCCTCTCTCAACAATCATTACAAACACCACATCTCGTATTCTTTCATATCAAGATGCAATTTAGTAAATAGTTCATCATTATGTGCTATCGGTTCATAACCGAGACTAACGACAACATCTCTTAGTCTCTCCGTTGGAGTCTTACCAAAAGGATTTAAGATAGCCACAATAGGAACGCTTAACTTTTTGATTTGCTCATTCCTTTCCTTTAACAACTCTTTGTGAAACCCGTTGCCTCTAAACTCTAACTTAACATAGGTGTTGCCAACAAATACGAAACTTAGTTTATTGTGTGCATCATATACAAGTGTAGCCGTAGTATAACCTACGGGGTAATCATCAACCATAAGGACATAGTATATTGCATCGTTGTATATTTGAGGATAACCCCTCTCATGCGCTCTTACTAAGCCTTCTCCTACCCAATTATGTTCTAAGTCTGTATATGTCCATCCTTTTGAAATTCTCCACTCCATGAGTATTAATAGGTATGAAGACCTTATAAATCCGCCTCACAACCAATCAATACCTTCCTTCTTAGGAAGTGCCTCAAATCTCTCTTTCATTCTCTCGGCTGACTCTTCATATAACTCAACCATAGTCGAGTTGCGATTATTTAACGATGCTGCTACTCCGGTAGTTCCCGAACCTGCGAAAGGGTCGAGAACCCAATCCCCTTCTTCTGTGCTTGCTAACAAACACTTCTCCGGAAGTTCCAATGGAAACGGTGCTTCGTGTCCGTTATTAGCAGGGGTCATATCCCACACAGTAAATAGATTCGCAGGTTCATAGAAGTAATCTTTGTTTTTAGCAAACATAAATATTCTTTCATGTTTAGGAATAGGTCTTTTGATGTATGCTTCCGGTTGAGGATATGCTTTACTTTTATTCCAAATTATTTCACTTCGCAAAATCCAAGCATCTTCCTGCAAAGCAAGTGCTACAAGCCAACCAACACCGAGTAGATTCTTAGGTGGGAGGTTTGCTACATTTCTCGCACCCCACTTGTTCTTTGAAGATTTGATTCCGCCTTCTTTGTAGTCCGAACCTGCGCCACCACTACCGTTATAACAATCTCCTATGTTTAACCATAGTGTGCCGTCGTCTGTTAGACTATCTCGCACCTTCCTAAATATATTTACCATACTGTCAATGTATTCATCAAGGGTCTGCGATTTCCCTATTTCGGCATCATCATCCCCATAAGAACGCATACCAAAATAAGGAGGGCTTGTAATACAAGAGCGATATAGATTAGTTGGTAAGGTGACTTCCATTATATCTCCGACTACTATTTCATTCAAGCGAAGTCCTCCTGTATTGTTTTGTGTCTTTCCATTTTGGAGAGGATAACTTCTCTATATAACCCCATCTTTCTATTAATCTTAGAGCATGACCGCACATATCAACGGTCATACCTGCTCTAAATCGCACAATATCTAAACTTCTCTTTAGAACATCGTTAGCGGAAATCAATTCATCTTCTTCCATCTGCAAGACGATATACATAACTGCTATCTTTCTGTGCAATTTGCGAAGACTCATCACATTACCCATCTTGGATAGTGTGTTTATCAAATCATCGTGATTTAGTGCTACTGCCCGACTGTATATATTCTTGAGTCTGCGAGGATTATTCTCGGCAATCTCTTGCGACCACTCGGACAGATTAATAGGCATCACAAAACTCCTCTTTGGAAGAGAAAGCCACCTGCGAATCGCAATAGTATGCTCATACCTTGACCATATTCTGCAAAGTTAATAAAGTGGATTGTCAGTAGGTTTCCGTAATCAATATTCTCAAGACCGCCTTCAAACAAGCAAGGCTCAATGTCTAAGTCTTTATCTATCTCGCAAAGATAGGTAGTAGTTTCGCCTTTGGTATCTTGTCCTACTCTCAAGAACAAAGAGTCACCATCACTATACAATTCAAAGCGATTTACTTTCTGCGAATTTACAGAACCGCTTTCAATAGCATCTTTGAATACGATAGGGTCAAGTCCAACAGTCGAGGCTGACGGCGAAATAACTTCACCATTCGCAGTAATATATGTATTTCCGTCTATACTTTCTGCTCTCTCTTCCGATTTTAAAGACCACTCAAGAATAGTATCTGTTGTATGTGGGAAAGCCTTTGCTCTCTTATCTGCCGTAAGTGTGGTAGTCTTTGAGTTAGACTTGACTCGCAATTTATCATCATCCTGTGTCAAGGTGATTTTGCCTTTATGCTTTGATAGGACACCGAGAAGCATGTCAATGTCGGGAACAATTATACTTTCGTCTCCATCATCATTAATGTTGCCTTTCACACTAAACTCCGATAGACTTGTCTTTCCATCTCTAACAATCATGGTAGTCTCTAATTTGATAGCACTTCTGCTATGCAAAACGCAACCTTTAACTTGATTAATGGGCTTCCCATTAATGGTGCATTTCCTTTGTGTGTTCTTCAATAACTTTACCAATTGTGCCTTCTCTATCGTTGTTGCCATGTATCTTCAACCTCCCCATGTTCATATAAATCCAATGTAAGGTTTCTACCTTTCAGTATCTTATTGCAGTAGGAACAGTTAGATTCTTCTCCTTCGACATGCTCATGCTTGCCAAACTGCGATACTCCCCTACACAGAAAATAAGTGTAGTCGTCTTTTACTACCACACCATAATGAGTGTTCTTCTTGCGCCTACCCTCTCGGACAAGCCTAATTTTTAGAGGCAGGGTTTCACCCCCACGACAAGAAAGGGTAGCCCGACCACTTCGCTTTACGGTCTTTGACCTCTAATATAGTGTGAGTAGTTCCGAGTTCTTCTTGATTAAAGCCTTTCATCTCTTCAATACTTGCTCGTATCTCCCATGAACCTTCTTTCATATTCGGGTCAGCCTTAACACCTGCTGCGATATCACCTTTCTTGGTGTATCTTGCGAGGAATATCTGCTGCGAAAACAATCGCATAGTTCCCTTCTCCCAATCCGGAACTTCTCCGACTTTCATCAAGCCCTTCTGTCCGTTGCCCAAATCTGCGAATTGCCTCACATCTTTTAGGTGGAAGGTAAAGAATACTGCATCAACTGGTAATTGATGTGCGCGATTCATTACATCACGGAACAATTGATTGCGAACTCTCCATTCTGCTTGATTGAATCTATCACCATCTTCGACATTGATAGGATTTTTACTGCGATTCATTAGAACATAGGTCATAGCCTGTTCGCACCACTTTAAGAAAGTGGAACAACCGTCAATGATAACTGCGCCTATCTCGCCTTGTTTCGCTTGCTCTCCTATAATCTTGATGAAGAAACCCATCTTATCAACAAGAGCAACCCAATCAGTAGTATTATCTTCTTTGAAGATAGAAGCATCGGTCTCATCAAATATTGGAATGACTCTAATGTTCTCGTCGTGTGCATAGTCGTGTGCGATTGTTTGAACTGCTGAATTGTCAATATCGAGAATGATAATAGTCTTATCTTTACCTAAAAACTCTCTTGCGATAGATACCGCAGAACCCGTTTTAGCCGTATTCTCTTTACCCGTCAAAGACATTCTAATAGGGGAATTGGTAGTTCGCTTTCTTGCGAACATTTCCCTATAATGCTCTATACCAAAGACATTCTCTTCGACCTTTTCTTCTTTCTTTGCGTTACTCCCCCATGTCATCTAAATCACTCCCAATCGTCGTCTTCTTCACCATACGCTTCATCGAGGGTCGCTTGATGCGAACCAAGAGATTCAATACAATGCCATCCTGTAATAGCAAGTCTTCCGTCGCCTTCTCTTCCTATGTATGGTTGTCCTACAACCGCTAAGATAGAGCCTATACCAAAGTCCACTTTGGTTTCTTCTTCTGCGTTCACATATAGGTCAAGCGGAGGAGACATACTCGTTAAGTCTAAGTCTGCAAGAGCCATGATGTAGCCACCTTTCTCTCTTGGGTCAATGTGTGCGACTTCCATGACAATACATGCAAGAGCATCCCACTTTTCTTTATCGTTAAGAGTATTAACATACTCTTCAATAGAATCAAGACCATCTAATACCTTCATATTATCTGCGATAATACCTTTACCTTCGGAATCCAAAGGTGCATAAGGGAATATGTTTGCGACTTCACTTTCAAGAGTATAGTGCGAAACACCCGCCTTAGCGTATGCTTTGCCATTCTTCGATAGATTCGCAGGTATTCTTAGAGGCATGAAGGTAGGGTAATTTACCTTAGCCAAGTCTCCTCTAAATGCGAAAGGAATAACTTGAATGCCGTCTTCACCTTGCTTTCTACCTACAAATGTGCAGGTTCTTTCAAGGTCTTGCGTTGCCCTTGCCTTTCCGTATGCGTAGTTAGGAGAGCCGGATGGGTATGTAGGAGAACTCTTATTCTCAATACATACGAAGAAACCCGTTCCATCCCCTATGTCTGTCGCTTGTTTTGGCAAGGAACTTCCATTCATAGAATCAAAACCTTCTGCGAAAGGTTGTTTGTTTGTCAAAGACGGATTGTGGATAATTTCATATCCCCCCGCATCATCATGTAGGTATAGGGTGATTAGACCCTGTGCTACAAGTGCCTTTCTTGCTTCTTCGTTCAATGTTCCCATCAAGTTCTTGTATTTGTTGTAGAATACTTTGCCCCAATCTTTGTATCTCGGACTGCTAATGAACATACCTTCAAGCATAATACAACCACTACGGGATAGTTTTGCTTTTGTCGCTCTCATTTCTGCTGCACCCATTCTTAATGTCTTTGTGTGCATGTCCTCCTCGGTGACACCCGCTTTTAGAAGGGAAGCACCTTCTCTCTCCATTAGAGAGTTATGTTTTTGCTTCAATTCATTTACGGAACACCCGATGTTTTTTGCTATTCTTTCATACATATTTTCGTCTATCATATTTCTTCGCCTCACTTTGCTTGTATTTTGTCCTAAACTCCCATGTCCTTATTAACCAACCGATGCCAACAATTTACAATAATTCCATGATACAATCACTTCATCAACACCCATGAGTATATCTCTCTCACTTGTGATTGAAGCATCTATCACTTTCATTTTTGCTTCTGTGCTTACGCCCGATTCGACGGCATAATCAAGAACAGTCTTGATTGTCTGTCTCAAAGGCATGGACTCTATCATCTTATGTGCGGATTCAACCGCCTTTGCTTTACACGCAGTCTTTAGAAAAGACTTGCTATTGAAATTTGAATCACCGAGAATAGAGATATATTTTTCTTTATTGGGGTGAACTGAATAGGATTGTAGGCAGGATATTGCGTTTCGCAAATCACCTTCATGTCTCTTTGCTATACTCTTCAAATGTTCCGACTCAATAGCAAGCAATTCTTCTGTTGCTATCATGTTAAGTGCATGATACATATCGCCAAATCGTATAGGTGAGAAATTTCTCACTTGACACCTTGATTGAAGCCAACGACTTACTTTACCCAAGTCGTTGCATGTGAGTATGAAATAACAAGTCGCATTTTCAATAACGCCTTTGAGGGCATCTTGCGCTTGTATAGTTAGGCGGTCTGCTTCATCAAGCAGTATGATGGTCTCCCATCTTCCACTTTGCGATAATGGAATCAAATCTTCTTCAACAAACTCAATGCCTCTTTGTCTCTTTGAGGAAGCATTGAAGATGTGTAATTGGAAATCTAACTCTTTTGCTAATAGATGTGCCGCAGTTGTCTTTCCCGTTCCTGCTTCGGGGGAATGAAACAAATAATGTTGCATATTGTCTTTTGTTAAATTTGACAATTCTTCTCTTAGGATAGGTTGCCCTACAAACCTATCCCATGAGTCGGGTCTGTGTTTGCTAAACCATAGACTCATTGTGTTGCCTCCATTTCATCTTTGTAGTATTGAGCCATTTCCTCAAGCCATAGTTCTTCATAACACTCTTTGCATGTCTCATTCATCTCGGTTGCGATTGCATCATCACACATTCTGCATAGTCCAAGACCCTTCCTTTTTATGACCCACTTCATAGTCTTCTTGCTAATCTTTTCAATCAAACCCATTTACATGCCCCCTGCTAATCAAAAAGTCTTGGACTACATCCTTTACCTGCACGAACATACCGTGTGGGCTTCTACCGCTACTGTCAATTACCATGCACCTTGAGCGATTTGCTAAATGGTCATCTAATGCTACCATGTTTTCGCTTGCATGTTGTAGATGCAAGTCTTCTGCACCACGCTCAATCAGTGTGTTTGTATCTGCATGTATGCGAATAATCATACCGCCATTTGACAATACATCTTCTGCCTCGTTGATGTGTCTTACATCATCAACAATAGCGAACTTCATTCCCTTTTCCTGTGCATACTTGCGAAGACGCAAGACCCAATAATCAACATCTTCCATGTCTCTTCTTGCTTGACCCCATGCCTGTAATAGAGGTCTCGTCTTGGATTTGTCTAAATCTTCAAGGTTATCCCACATGAAGCGCGCTTCATTCTTTCGCATCTTCGGGAAGAACGCCTGTGCTACTTCCATACGCAAAGACTCCGCATAGGATAGAATAGGTAGGTTGTATCTCGTTGCGAGTGTTAGAGCAAGTGTGGATTTACCGGACTTCATGTTGCCCGCTATACCTATGAGTATAGTTTCAGTCATTCTTCTTCACTCCTTAGACCTGCTTCCAATACCTCTTTTGCTTTACCTGCGTAGCCTCTCTCTATGTGTAATGTGGCCGTTATTATAGTTGCCTTTAGTGCATATACCCTATCAAGTAAATCAGTCACTATTTCCATTACTCCATCTTGTTCTTCCTCATGTTTCTTCCTATACAATTTGCTCATATCCATTCCTCCATATTTTTCTCTTTGAGACATTCAGTCCTCTTCCGTGATTTCTGCGCCTCGCTCATATTGCCGATAGACTTCTCCTTAATAGTCTTAACCTTCTTGGTCTTACTCAAGAAACTAAGTCCTTCGGGAAAACATATCTCACAGGGCTTCATAGCGAGTGCGGTCTTGTCAGTAATCATGCCGTAGTCATAAATGTCAGCCCCGCATTTGTAGGTCTTTGACATTGAGACTCTTGCATGGAGTTTTCTGTCGGCCATGTTTGACGATAAAGGACAAGTCGTTATAAATCAGTCGGTTGCCGTCTTTGGCATACGAGACATTCAGCCCATCTGTCCTTTATCAATCGCATCTGTCCACAAGAAACACATCTTGAGGAGAGTTGTTTTTGTTTGTTTGTCATTGTTGAGTAGGGTCTTGTGTATAACAAATCTTCTTTATTGTGTATAATTTCATCGTTAATAGCATAGACTACATTCTTAGTCTTAATACCATTCCCAACATCAACCATCTCAAAACCGTCTTGTTTAATCTGCAAGTTCTTAGATAGCATAGCAGTTAAACTTGAGTCGTTTGGTAGAGAACGGAACTCGCCTTCTGCTAATAATATAGAGGCCATTTCGATACGCGTCATTCTCCCTTTCTCAAAGAGTATTTCCGCTACTCTCCTTCTTATACGAGAGTTATTACGCGCCATCACCTATCTCTAAGTCGCAAGAGTATTTATTCATTCCGATAGATAACCTAAAAACGCAAGGTTAGCATCACCTTCCCCATCACCCACATTCTCACCATCTAATTTATTCGATTTAGGATTAATCCACAAAATCATGTATTGAGCAAAACCTTCCTTGAAAGGAGTTGCTAAAAGCAACAATACAATAGAGCATAGAGCATCAATCATATCCAACCCATCTCCTTCTGTTTGCGTTTCTTTGCTTTCTTGGGAAGAGTATCTTTTGCTACTGAACGAATCTCATTAGATACCTTAGTATCTCCAAGTATTATTTCATCTCTATACATATCGCTTTCTCTAAATCCGTAAGGCAGTATATCCTCCTCCTCCTTGCGTTTTTTCGCAGGATACGAAGGTCTCGCAACAACATTACATCCAAATGTTATTGCTGCCATTTGATAATAATTAGGACACCACTTGAATGACTTAGCGAGCAGTCTCCATAGTTCTATGTCTTTGTGATTCTCTCGCAAGAAGGATAACATTAGTGGAATGGGAACATCCTTTGCTAAAGCCCATGCTCTATTCTTGTTATCCCATTTGAGAACTGCTTGTATAGCGGGCATATAATCAATCTTGCTATTCTTGATTGACTTATCGTAAATGACATTGTCATGTTTAATCTTTGGTGGATTGTTGCATACTATCACTAAACGATACGCAACATAATCAAGCCACGACATACATTCCTCCTTTGTCATGCGAGGCATGTGTGCTATGACTGTCAAATCTTTGGTTGTAGGGGAACAAATTATTCCTTCACCCTCAACATACTCGCCCTGTTTATACGGCGAAGCATCATGCGTAAAAATGACGACTCCCATCATCTTCACCCTCTATGCGAGAGAACTCTAAAACTCCTCTCGTTGTTTTTCTTCCTATCAATTGTCCTCTCGCTTCCATAATACGAAGCCAACGCGATACTGCATATACATTCACAGACATTGTCTTCTGCGGTAATTCTTGCATTACCTTTGGTAATAATTGGTCTGCCGTGAACCATTCGCTCAAATCCCAACTTTGGACTGCTGCACGAATAGCAGGTTCTCTATATGCTTTATTGGGCATAATTATACCCCTTCTCAAAGATATAACAATCTTCGCATAAACATTCCCCTGCAAGCCACTTTGTTTCTTCATTTTCCATTTCCATTCCACATGAACTACAATCCATACTCTACTCCTCCTCCACTATCTCTATAAACGAATCGTTCATATAAACCCACCGTTCAAACCTTTGCATTTGACTTTTAGATAAGTTCCACATATCCCCAACAACCTTCTTTTGAACGGGATAACGACCTGCATACCACTTTACACCATCTAATGTCAAGATGGCTATTAGACCATCTTCATACATCTTACGAGCAATCTTGGGATATTCTGTCTGTGGTATCGGCCTCGCAATCAATTGATTGAAATGCGGTCTCCACTTGACAGGTTCTCCGGCAGTCATTCTCTCACCACTCTCATATATCCGCAGTATTTACGCTTGCCGTCTGTGTAAGTTCTACACGAAGCGTATCTAACTCTTGCTTCACGACCACAATTAGAGCATCTTCGCAAATTATTAGTAGGCATGGAATAACCCATACCTCCCTTATCTTCACCATAGGAAATGCCCATCACACTTCCTCCCATGTAGTGTCTATGTATGTAGGTTCTTTCAAAGCACCTACTCGCAATTCTATTTGATTTAGCAAAGTGGGTTCGGCTCTAAGAACATCAACGAGGATTCCCATCACACCATTTACTTGTTGTTGTGCTAACAACAACTGCGAATCAACACCTATCTCTTGCTTCAATGTTCCTATGAGTTTGAGACTTGTGTTTGCTTGACCTACTAATCGAGTAGCATTAGCAATCCATTCTGCGTTTATTCCTTCTGCATCTTTCTGTTCTTCCCATTCATCCAACCAACGCTCTATTCTGCTAAAGACATTTTCTGCCATTTCCAAAGTGCTAATCGCTTCTTTGCGAGTAGCCTCAACCTCTTTCGCTTCTTGCGGGTCGTATGTCATGTGTCCTTGCATGTGGGTTTCAGTAGTACCATCTTCCCAACCATTAGTTGTATCAAGATAAGCAGGAGTCATATTACCCATGAATATTTGCGTTTCTAATTCCTTTTTTTGTGAGTGATTACACAAAGGACATTCGGGGGATTCAAGAACCCACTTCAAAGCCTGTATTACTTTAGGGTCTTCTTCGTATTTTATTCTCTCTTCAACCAACCATTTACTCTTCATCTCTCAACCTCCACATCTTCTGCTTGGCTTGCCATTTACCAATCTCATGCTTACTTCCTTTCTCTTCGTATTCACCTATGAATCTATCATCACGCATCAATATCTGCGTTGCACTCATAACATTTTCCGGCTTGCTCTTATGACACCCTGCCGATAACCATAATGTGCGAGTATAAGAAGAACCATGTTGCTTAATATAATCAACGCACTTCTCTCTCCATCTTTGGTAGTGTGTCTTTTTACTCGGCATCTTCGTCTTTCCTCCTATCTCTTACCTTCCAATAGGAACACTTGCGAGTACCCGACCATTCTGTGCCTTCGTGCATAATCACTTCTTCAAACCTATCGTCGCCTCTCAATATGACAGTTATGCCCCTTGTTCTTGGTGCGAGTTTAGACATAACATTACCTCTTCTACTCTTAACCAAGAAAGGCAAGTCAGTAGCCTTAGCAATCCCCAATTCGCATTCTTTCAAATATCTATACGCTGCATCTTTCCATACTTTGTGTTTCTTTCCCATGTTTAACCACCCCAATTTACATTGTCGCTTTTCAAGTCCGGCATACCGAACCTACATACTACGCCCCTTCGACCTCTTCCTTCTTTGCGAGGAGTGAACTCTCCAAACCATATTTGTTGCTTTAGATTTTCGTCAATCCATCTCTTCGCAGACTGATAATCATTGTTAGTGATTAGTTTAGCAACATCTTTAATCAATGTTGAACGAGGAACATCTTTATCCCAAAATGTAGTCTTAATCAAATGCACATCTTCATCCATAACATTACGACGCATTCGCAGACATTGTTCTAACAATGTCTCCAATCTTTTATCCATCTGCACATCAAGGATTCCACCTTCCCATTCACCTTTCATCATGTGATAACCAATAGCAAGTCTTCGGAACAAGTCACTCTCAAAAGAACGCACCGATTCCTTCATTACCCAATCTTGAAACTCTTGCGAGAACTTAACTCCCTTCGGGGGATTCATTACAATATCCATCTGCCTGTCTATGAACCATGCTCGCATGTCAATAATCTCACTTGCTAAATATGCCCTCTCTTCGGGAGGCATAGACGCTTGCTTGTTCTGTGCCTCTTTGTATAGACGCTCTTTTTCTGCATCCATTAGAATATCAATAATGAAGAACCTTCGGTCAAGACCGGACTCCAAATCCATACGACCATGTTGCGTTCCTCCCCATACCGTATATCGAGTATTGTATTTTACCCATCCGTCTCTCATACCTTTGTTCACACGACCACTATCAAGGGAAGTCAATAATTGATTCTTCATATCTATACTGTGGTCTTTCTTATTCGCATCGGAGACCGATGAAAATTCTTCAAAACATAGGAAGCCACCGCATAACTCTCTTGCGAGTGGCCTACCTATTATCTGCCCTTCGTCATTCACAGAACCAAACATACCTGCCTCCGTGATAGAGTTTGAGCCAATCATTGTGCGAAAACCTATACCATTGAAACCTTCGGTATTCCATAGAAGACCTGTGTATTCAGCACAGAACAAATCAATCAATACATTCTTTCCCGAACCCTTAGCACCACGCATGATAATGTGTATTCTTGTATCTGCAATTCTTGATGATGGAGTGTATATTGGATATTCGCTATGTCTTAGAGGACAGTCTGCGATTACAAAGCGATAGCCTTCTTCACCCTCTCTTGGTGCGAAGTCACACATGCTACACTTATTGACGGTGTTAAACAAGTGTACGCCAATACTACCTAGGAATACGGGAACTTTATCTTCCATATCTATGATATAGTTTCTATCGCAAAAGTCAAGGACTCTATCGAAAATATCCATCTCATCATATTTCATTGTCATTTTAATCACCCGAACATTCCATTTGCATTTATGTCTCTCTTGTTTTTAGTCTTCATTCTCGCCACTACTTCTCCCGCCATCTTCGCTGCCTCATTTGCTTCGGAGGAAGCCCTATCATAAATACCCTTCGACCTTTTTATAGCACCAACGGTATTATATCCGTTCTTTTTGAGTAAGCCCAAAGCCTCTCTAATGTGGCTATCATCATAAGGTAGGCTCTCCATTCTTGCGCCGTGAGAAGGAATAATTAGTATCTTTGCACCTGCGCTTTCAACGCTGAACATGAAAGCAGGTAGCCAACCCCATAGAGGTTGAAGGGAGTTATATGCTTCTTCTCCGCCAATATCTTCACCCTTTACAATAACGCAGGAATCAATTTCTTCTTCCATCATCCTATCAAAGGAATCGCTTGTTAATACAAAGAAGTCTTTGACTCCAAGATTGACAAGCATCTTTGCTACATCTCTCGCAGGGGGATAGTTGAATAGCCATGCGTTTTTCTGTTGGCCTATATCCTTACTTATGTGTGCGGGTGTTAATACTTCAACGATTAGGCAATTACCATTTCTGTATATCGCCCAACCTGTGAATCCTACTTCAAGGAAGGTATGCGGGCTTGAGTGTATGTGTTTGCTCGTCATATACCCTATCGGTTCGTTCTCCTTTACCATAGATGCACCCACTACCGCAGGTATGTGGTCTGTGCCTACTGCATCGTATAGTATGGCTTGAGTGATGCCTTTAGGCTCACCATCAAACCATACAAAGTCTGTCTCGTTTATTGTCTGTATCTCTCCCATGTATATACCTCATGTTGCTAAGACCTTATGAATCCCATTACTTTCAAGACCATAGAAATAATTAAAAAAAATTAAATCAAATGACTGAATGCGATTTTAAATTATTCTTTTTTCTTTCTTAAGAGTTAATCCTCTATTTATTAAATAAATAATAGTCGGACTTAAGTTTAATCTCTTAGGAAATATTACAAAATAAAATCAACAGGCTCGCAGTCTTGCGTTTATTTTTTTCTTAATTCTTTCCTCCGATTTGAAAGATATATCTATCATACTCAAGACGGTCTCTTTCGCGTGAATACATACCTACCCTATCCTTGTTGGATAATGTGTTGCTAATATCGTATGCTATCTCCGCCATGTGGAAAGACATTCTCGTTATGTAGTTATTCATATCTTTGAACCCATCCATTTCGGGATTCCAATAACACTTTTGGGGCGCGATTCTATAATCTGCACCACAATTTGCGTGTATTATTGTTGAAACTCGCCATGTTTTGACTTTTATCTCTTGGACTATACATAACTGTGGGTGTTCGCCATATATGTAAGAAGGGCATCTTGTTCGCAAATCCTTGTTATTAAAAGGTAGTAGCATTTTTGCTATGCACCCTTCCGGTTTCCAACGCCAGCCCTCTTCTACCATAGTGCAATCGTGAACGGTAGAGGCTATGTGTGCCTCTATCTTCCGCTTGGGTCGTGTATTAGGAATGACAAATTTCTTTTTGTCATAATTAAAACAAATCCATTCAACCTGCGATTCATCTATTAGAGCCTGTATTTCCTTGTC